TCTGGAATCTAAGCTAGGCACTTTTGGTACGTAGCAAGGATCGCTTAAGTCATCCACGCGTCGTGTTATCCTCTCCTCCTCCCCCCTCCCTGCCTGTATTTCTCCGGAATTGGCGGACCCTGTGAATCATAGGCGTCCAGACCATTGGGGTTATCTTTGATGATTCCCCTACGGATGAGGTCTCTCCGTTGATAGAATGCTTGTACTCGGATGTTCTTCTTGAGTGCGAGTCGACGTCGACCGAGGGCTTCCCCCTTTCGCGTTGCTTCTGCGTGGCTATGGACAGTAGTGTCCGCGGCCTGTTCTATCCACATGTTATCTTCGTCTACCGCCGTTCGGGCAGTATGAAGATCCGTTACAGGTCTCGAGGTGGAATCCATTTCGAGGTTTGACGGTAGGTCCCAAGTACTGGGCCTGACTTCTTCTGCAGCAAAGTGTGGTGTGTAGTGAGGGTGATCCCATGAAAGCTCTGCCGCCTCGAATTCGTTTCTTGGCGGAGGAAGCCCCTCCTCTCCCCCTGATTCGTTCGGTGCCTCGGGCCATTCCGCTTCCGTCGTTTCTACGAGGTTTCGGAATAGGTGTCCGTACACGGGCTGAGCAATGGCGAAGAATTTCGTCCGGAACTCAAGCCGAGTCAGGGGAAGTGGCGGGGGCAGTACTGTGTTATCACCTTTATTGCCGATCTTCCAGAGTTTTTCGTTATGCCGAAGGGCATTGACGAGTCGGATTGCCTTCTTTTCGTCGAATGTGGGTTTGTCTTTTCTTTTCTCGTTCTCCTTTTCGGCTCGGAAACGGGCCCAGAGTTCTGCTTCGTCGTTCACTGGAGAATCAAACAGCTGTTCAATGCTGTACCTTGAATCCAGAAGAACATCGGTACGTTCGAGCGCCATCATGTCGTCGTAGGCCCGAGTGAATTCACTTTCGGCATCGACCACAACTGGTTCGAATCCAAGAGCCTTCAGTCGTTGCTTGGCGATTTGTTCAATATGCCAACGTGGGCGGTGCGACCCTAACGGGATTGGTTGAATTTTCTTCCAATTTTGTAGGATCCTCGTCCCGACTCTCAGGTCCTTATTCGAAGGCTGTCTGAGCCCCGTCATACCGTAACCACCAATCCAGTCTGGCATGTACCAAGCGATGTTGTACCGCTTCAACGTGTCATGGTGGTTCTTGATGAACTCTTTGTGTACCTCTTCTACTAAATCCC